ACCACATCCGTCGCCAGCGTGATCTCTGCGTCTTCCCAGTACTTAGCGTACAGCACTCCGCCCTGGACGTAGAACAACCACGGATATTCCTCCGTCACAAAGTTAAACCGCCGCGTCGCATAATCCCGGTCCCAATACCCGTCAAACTCAATCGCCACCGCAGTCGCACTCAGAGCCACCGTCATTCTATCCACCCACGGGATCTGATCATCATACGGCAGCGGCTTCGACTTTACCTGAGCCACCCCGTCATTGATCGCCAGCGCAAACGCCTCCGCCGGTTCAGCCGATGTATCCGTACGCTTCACCGTCACATCCACATCCGTCAGCTCCGCGCCCTCCTGGATCGTAAACACCTGGAACAGCTCATTGATAAATCCTCGGCTCAGATAAACCTTCATGGCAGGGTCGGCATTTTCAGCCGGCACCTGCCATTTCTTTTTTACCCGCTCAAGCAGCTCCGATGGTATCGCGCGCATCAGACCACCGCCTCGATGCTGAGGATAATAGATGTTTCAAAGAGTCCTTCTGCAGGTTTAATCCAATCCTTTTTATCAACGATGATGCCGTTATAATCTCCTGTTTCGTTATAAATCGATACAGTAGTTCCAGAAGCTTCAGCTGCATCAATGGTCTGTTTTCCAGCCGCATCCACAAATAAATCAATATTTAAGGTGTTTGATGCGCTTCCAATGATCTGTATATGAAGTGATCCATCAAGCAGCTTATTCGTAATTCTTGTCACATTAGACTGAGGTGTGACGCGGATGAAGCGCGTTACCCTGGATCCATCAATATATAAACCCATCATCTACGTCTCACCTCAGTTCTTAACCAATTAATCATCTTATCTTCGATCGCAACATTAACAATTCCAATCAACTCATTTTTGTCATTAACTCCACGTACTACAATCGGATCAAATTTATGAAGCACAACACCAGATTGTCCAGATAGACCCACTCCAGCTATCGCCAAATTGTTCGATGTTCCAATTTTAAGATCCGCTTGGAGTTGGGTATTTAGACCATTCATAGCCGCATTTACTTGTTTTGCGCTTTTAGTAATCCCTATGGACATACCAGCGCCAAGTTGCGCTCCAACTTCTTTTTCAAACACCTTTGAAGGAGACTGAATACCAAAAAGCCTTTTTACGCTACTTAATGCACCGGATAATGCATCGCCCGCTGCGGAAGCAATTGCCCCTCCTGCGCCTGCTATACCTTTCCCAATTCCCGCCATAATGTCCAGGCCAAGTTTACCCCAATTAATTTTAAGGATTGAGCTGCCGATGGTTGCAAGGATTTTCGGACCCGTTGTAAGCAGCGCAGGAAGTGATTTGGCTATTCCTGTGACCAATGCACCTATCAAATTTGCGGCCGAAGCTATAATCAATGGCAAATTGGCCATCAACGTTTCAATCAAGGTCGTGATAATCATCGGCGCCATGGCGACAATCTGAGGCAATGCATTTATCAAACCCTGAATCATTGCTGAAATGAGTTTTACAGCTGACTCAACAATTTTAGGCGCGTTATTGAGCAATCCATCTACCAACGCCATGATCAACGTTAAAGCAACATCAATTAGCTGAGGTGATGCTGTAGCAATGCCGTCAATCAGTGTTGTGAGTGCGTTAATTCCGGCATTGATCATCATTGGTCCATTGTCTTTAAGCATGCTCGAAAGCGATGCGATCACAGTAAGTGCTACATCGACAAGCGCTGGCAGTATTTGAGGCACAGCATCAGCAAGCGCAGACGCAATCCCACCAATCACAGAAGCAACGACTGGAGCGGCAGTTATGGCCATAGATGAAACCTGACCAATGACCTCGTTGAGTCCTTTAGAAATCGACGTTCCAACAGATGACCAGTCACCGGTTGAAAATCCCGTATTCACCGCTCTAAATATATCGAGGAATGAAGGTAGGAACTTCTGGCCAACACTTGTGGCCATGGACTCCATTTGCATCTGAGCAACGCGTAGCTGATTTGGAAATGAGGTTTCAAGAGTTCTTCCAAAGTCGCCCTGGGCATCAGCTGTAGCCTGCATTAGATATTGATATCTAAGCTGCGTCTGCTCACCTTGAGTCATTGATTTAAATGATTTTGTTATCCCTTGCGTGAGAGCATAAGCCTCAAGATTTGCCACCGACATATTAATGCCAAGCTGCTTCAGTGGCTCAGTTTCTCCAGATATTCCCGAACGGATCTTATTCCAGGCTTCATCATGATCAAGGTTATAAAATGATGACATATCACCAGTGAGCTGTACAAGCGATTCTGCCATTGATGCAGACGCATCTTCGCTGACGCCGCTTGATTTAAGCATCGCGCCCATTGAGCCGACAAACTTGACTGCGTTAGTCTCAGATATGCCTGCGCTCTGAGCTACAGTCTTACTCCACGCCAAAACACTGTCAGATGTATTGTCAAATGTCTCCTTGACCACGTTCTGGGCTTCTGCAAGATCAGAAGCCTTCTCAGCAAGTTTAAACGCACCAGTTACAGCTGCGGCAGATGCAGCGCCGACTGCAGCAATACTGACCGCTGCGGCTCTTGCTGTAGCACCACCAGCTGACTTTAATGCTGATCCCATCTTCCCAAGCGCGCCATGGAATTTTGAAGCTTTATCTGAGGCGTCATTGGTTTCTTTTCCGAATTCATCTAAAGCGCGTGTTACCTGCTTTAATTCGTACTCATTTTTATTAAGCGCTTCAGTTTCTCTGTTAATGCGGATCTGAAGTTCCTGTGCTGCTCTACTGTCAGCACCTTTTTCATCTGCAATTCGTTTGTATTCGTTCTTTAGCGCTTCAACTTTTTTTCTTTGAAGATCCATTCTGCTATTGAGTGAGTCAATCCTCATCTGAAGACCTTCAGCAGTACTACCCCATTGACCCATCCCAGCAGCTGCAGCTTTAAACCCAGAGTCAATAACTTTTATTTGGCGATTTAGTTCAGCAATACCACTCTTAAAATCAGTAGTATCCATTCCAACCTTACCACTGATATTATTTTCGTTTTCTGCCATTAATCTCACCTCGCTTTAGAGCCATGATGGAGGCTTCGTCGCCCTGGTATAAACTTTTCCGTTTATGATCCTCTTGTTCGGGTCAGGTTTGTTTCTATGTGATATAAACTCGATCAATGTATCGAGGTCAGTTTCATCAATATCTTTTAAACTCCACCCAAAATTGTCAACGCACACCCTATAAAGTTCCATAAAGATGTCATGCGCTTCTGTCTGTGTTTCATCGGGCGAGGTGGATGCGCCCGTTACGAGTTTTTTGAAATAACGCCATAAACTCCACTGATGATCATGTTTACTGCAGCGTCAATTTCGTAATCTGTGTATTCCATTTCTAACTCTTCTGGTGTAAATGCCTTGCCAAATATTTCGCATACAAGCCATGATTTTCGATCTTTGAGTTGCATCAACTCGTCGAACATAACTGAAGCCTGATCGACATCAGTTGCGTCGAGCGTTTGGCCAAGTTGTCCAATTTTAAGCGCATCAGCTTGAATTTTAAGTGCTTGTCTGGATAGATATGATGTGATGCGGCCTGTAGTGTGTGTTTTATCTCCAACTTTAATGACGAGTACGTTCAAATGTTATGCCTCCTCATAATATTTAGAAAGAAAGGGCAGCGGTTAAGCTGCCCTTGTCGTTACGCTGTAGTAAAATCGATGATCGTATTGTCAAGATGTTGACCGAAGACGTCCGTCACACGGCTGGCGATAATCGCATAATCGGTGGATGCCGATAGATTCTCTGATGGATTGATCGTGAGAATCTTCTTGGTCGCATCGAGGCTTTGTGCATTCGCGATGACAGCCAATGTTGTAGCGTTGATCAGCGTGACTGCATAAGCATCGATCGCATTATTGAACGTCAGAGTAAGATTTGCATCTACTGCAACTCCAGTAGCGCCATCAGCTGGCAAGCTGGATGATAACGCCAAAGCAGATGGTGAACCGGATGTATCAGGTGTCTGTACCTGTCCAAACCATCCCGTTGGATCAAACGCCGCGTCAGCCGTATCACCAAAGATACGCTTAACCGACTTTTCTTCACCGCCGACGGTCCATTTCTTCGTCGTATTGACAGCGGTGAAAGTGAGTGGGTAATTCTTCACGTCGACATCATTGGACTGCGTGGCAGCTTCTTCTGTGCCACCGCTGAAAGTGCCTTTCAAAAACCAGTAATAACGATAGCCATTCTTGCCCATACTGAACCTAAAGCCCAGAGCTACATCAGGCGGATTAGCGTCTCCTGTATCTATAACTCTGCCGCTTGCTGCATCATAGTGCTTTCCAAGAATCGTCGCCATAATGTCAGCAGGTATATTGGCTGACGTAATCTTAAGATCTGTCTTGCCTTCTGTGACGTAGTTATTCGCCGCTTTATTGTCGTAATAGGTCGTTTTGTTGTTGATCTCCGGCTCACCTGCGACATCCGCGACAGGGGCCAGATAAAACGGCGCGCCTACCGTATAGGCATCATCCGAATCAATTGTTACCAGCGCGCAGTAGACACTATCAACGCCAATAAATTCACCATACTTTTGATCCATTGTCATACCTCCATTTCATAATATCGATAATCCACTGTATATGCATAATGACCAGTCTCAGCATCAAACGGAAGGTCACGCCCGTCAACTCTAAGAAATCCAGAGGTTAGCATGACCGCTTTGATGGCGTTATCTGCATTCTGCTTAATCTCCGGATCCCTGGAGTAAAGCGCCACCTGAACTCTCGCTGAAGATCCGGTCGGCCTGTTGTCAGCAAAACTTATGCTGGGTTTGCCAATAATTTGATAGGTGATAAAAGTGTCTGGCAAAATCGCACCAGGTGCAAAGCTGCCTTGTTCACGTACGGTATAACCAAGTTGAGTAAGCGTCGAATAAATTATGCTGTAGATATTACTCAATCGGCACACCCCGCTTTTCTAAATGCTTTTTATAGATTTTTTTGGATTTCCTCCGCCACCATTCAAAAGCATTTCTTATACCAGGATCAGCTGGCATTCTTGGAGTACCATACTCAACAAATACGGCGTGCCAGCCAAGATAATCCTTATCTGAGTTAATACCGACATCCGAATAGATGTAATTTCCATCTTGCTTAACCTCAGTTGCGTCTACTGATCGCATCACAGCACCACTGTTTTCATGTTCTTTTGCCCAGGAATCAATATCGTCTTTGATACCTTCTTTGATTTCCTCAATAGCGTCAGTGATGGCTTCATCCACTTTATTTCCAGCAACCTGTACTGCTTTTGCGTATTCATCAAGGCCTGATAATTCAAACCGAATGCTTTTAAGGTTTGATGGCGTAAGTAGTTTCGTTGCCATTATGCACTCACCACCCGCTGCACCTTAAGAATAAGATACTCATTTCTCATCTCAACATTTTCAGGTGCATTGATGATTTCGTACTGTAGATTTGTATCGTCGTTGATTTTCAGTCGATCCTTAGCTGTGATAAGTGGGTCATACCACATTGTCACAGTGCCGCCATCCAGTACGCCAACCGCTCCGGCTCGGAGCGACTCAGAGCCGTGAAATGCTTTAAAGCTACAAAAAGCAATATGATCTACAGGCGTCCAGCTAATTTTTGGTGCACCGTTAATGATAGTCTCTACTCGACGCAAAACACGTACTGGCGTATTGAACTCAAGATTCGGTGCGTACATCAGACCACCTCCGTAATGTACTCAGAGGTGTTGGCTAACTTATCCCGCATCTTCTCATAGATGCCTTTGTACCGATCTGCCTCAGTATTTCCAAGGCCATAATTTGCTTTTACATAAACGAGAATGGCTTGTTTAATAAGCGGATCCGTTTCGTCAATGTTGATAATACCGCTTGTTTCAAGATCCAGTTTCGCTGTTGCAATAAGATCAGCAATTTCATCATCAAATGTAGTCATGCCTGATGATATTCTGAGGACTTTTTTAGCTGAATCAAGTAATGCCACGGGGTTCACCTCCTAAGAGGCCCCCGCGTGAGCAGGGGCTTGCATTAAACAATCAAATACGCATCAACGACTTTTTCGTTGAGTGCGCTATTGAGCTTGATTGTGTTGCTTTCAACAGCCGTCGTGCTGAGCGTGACTGTTGGCGCAGTGCCTTCAATCGTATTGTCCAAATACGCAGCTAAAACGGTATTGTGCGCCAACTTAAATGGCATCCCTAATTTGTTGCCAAATCCAACAGAAACAGTGTCGGTTCCTGCATGCACTTCAACAGGGAGATTGATTTCTGTTACTGTCGCAAAAGCTTTATTTCCTTCAACCGCCGTAGCACCATTAAGAGCAATTGTCTCCGAGATGGCTTCGCCAGCAATATTTGTACCTTCTATGACTACATCGCCTGTAATGCCAGACGCATTTCCTTTTACGATGAGGTTTCGTGGTACAGCTGGATTAGTGATATCTTCAGTAATTACTTGGGCTTCAGATGTCATGGCGGTAGCTGTAAGTACCGCTATGTTGCTCGTTGCGACAGCGTCAGCTGCTGCAACCTGAAAATGCGCAATAAAGCTTCGATCTAAAGATTTTCAGACAACGTCAGTTCTAATTTTCTGTCCCATTTTATGATTAAATGCTTGCATGCTTGTACCTCCCAGAGGATTTAATAGTTAGGGGCGGTTTCCCGCCCCGTTGTCATTACGCGCCTTTCTTGACAATGATAACGCCGTTCGGATCTAAAATTTTACCGTCAGCAATCAGAATCGCCTTATCAACCCATTGGTTAGTGTCGTGATCAAGCCATCTGTACATTGACATCTGCATGTTTGAGTTAACTGCATAATCCGTTAGTTTACAGAATACGGCAACAACATCTCCAGTGGAGGCACTTTCGTAAGGTGCAATAACATCATCCTCAACAAGGATGACTTCTCTGCCACCAAAGCGCTCCTGAGGACCGTCTGTAATGCCATAATTCGTACGTCCTATTGGTTGTCCATTGGCATCCGTCATGCCATCGATGTAACCTTCAAATGTACCTGAAGCCATGATAAAAGATCCACCTGCACGGTATGCCAGTGGAATCTTAGCGAACACTTTTTTCTTCCATCCATCCCACGCTACAAAATCAGCGCTTGAAAGCGTGATGATATTTCCAGCCGGGATTCTACTATCCACTGTAACGCCTAAAGGCTGACCATCACCAGTCCCCTTAACGATCGCAATATCAAACGCCTTAACAATCGCTTCGACAATAAGCGTAGTGATTGTTTCTTCAAAGCCTTCCAAAGTTGTGGTGTCTGCCAGAAGTGAAATAGCGACTTTACACTCAAGGCCATAGTAACTGAATGAAACCTTAGTATTGGCAGTGACCTTTTTACGATCGGATGGGGTTGTTTCAGAAATCCAAGTTGCAACCGGTTTGAGCGACAGAATTGGGAATTCTACGCCGCCTTTAACATTAAGCTTTCTAATGCGATTGAAAATCTGGCCATACGATTTCATTTGAGAAATAACTTCTCTCATGATGGTTGTAGGCACTAAAGCGGAAGCTTCACTGACTGTTGTCTGAGCGTCCGTGTTCATAAACTTCGCATCCATAACGCCGGTCTTTGCAAAGTTCATGAATGCTTTTCTGTATTCCAATGTGTTGAGTGGATTTTCATCAGCCTTTTCGGTGTTTCCAATGACCAATGGATCAGTTACGTTGTCAACGGAGGTTATACGACTTGACTGTTTTAGCGCATTGAGGTTCGCTTGCATTTTTGCAAAGTTTTCATAAGCTGTATCCAATTCCTGAATCTCTTTTTCTTTTGCCTTGAAATCGTCCATGTTGCCTGCAGCGACAAGCTTTTCAGCTTCTGAGAGAAGTGCATTACGGAGTGCTAAGTATTCTTCACGATTTTTAAACATTAGGTTCTCCTTTCATCCTGAGCAGGCTCAGCCTCGCTTCAGCATTCTTGATTTGTGGGTTTTGTTTTGATGCCCTCATTTTGGCAATAACCGCCTCGGGAATGAGGTTACTGTGTATGCTGGCGACTAATTTCATGTCGTTATCAAACATGATTTCATCGACAAAGCCTTTTTCTTTGGCTTGTTGAGCCGTCATCCATGTTTCTTTGTTCATCATTTCCAAAAGTTCTGATTCATTAAGTCCAGACTTCAAACGATAGGCATTAGCTATGGAGGTGTTGTAGTTTTTCAGCACTTCACCCGCGTGATTCATATCGCGGTAATCACCATATGCGACATTTGATACATTGTGGATCATGATTTGAGCAGTAGGAGCAATTTTAACTAAATTACCAGCCATCGCAACGACAGAAGCAGCGCTTGCCGCGATCCCGGTTATCGCTACTATGACTCTGCCTTTATAATTCTTCAGTGCCGTGTAAATCTCAGATCCAGCCCAAACTGAACCGCCTGTGCTTGAAATCTCAACCTCTACTTCTTCACCTTTGAGATCACCAAGTACCTTTGTCACCTCTCTCGGACTTGTTGCTTCAATGTCGAACCAATCGTAAATCCACTTGTCATCGTTATCTACAATGACGCCTCTAATCTGAATTTTAGCTATTGTTCTCACCTCCCGCAGTTTCAATTAGCCCTGTGTCGAGACGTCTGATCGGCTTGTCGCCGCCTTCGATTGGACCCATATTTAGAATTTCACGCCATTGATTCGGCGTCAGGGCACCTCTATCAACCATTTCTCTAAGTTCCAGCTTTGTTTTCATGGAAGCATGCTGCATATTTGCAGCTACAAAGATGATCTCATTTCCGAAGCCTCGTTCTTTCCTGGTGAATAGCTTTCTGGTGTATTCTCCGCCAAGCTGCATACCATCAGGTTCAATTTCGCTTTCATAATAGGCAATCCAGTCATCTTCAGCCCATTTGCTTTGAATGATCTTTTCGTTGGTGTTAAAAAAGTTCATAATTCGAATCTGCGTTTTATCCATCTGCTGTGCGTTCGGCACATAAGATTCAGGTTTCACCTGTTGGATGTCATATTTTGAATCGACACCTGCAGCTCCAGAGTTCTCAGATTCCATGGACATATAGCTATCAACAAAATCTTTAACGTGTTTCTTTATGTCTTCAGGTCGTGTTGTTGCATTAAATTTCAAAAGCCATTTAATAATATTGCTGCTTCGTATGGCTTTAACAATGCCCTGATCCGTCGTATTGACAATTTCCATCACTGGTTCAAGAACATCAATCGGAGGCTCACCAAAGATATCGTTGCTATTGAAGTCGCGTCTCAAGTGAATAATATCGCTATAGGAGAATGTCTTAATCTTTCCATTTGGCAGTGTAAATTTTATGAATATGTCGCCATCATTTGAATATTTGACTTCTGCTGATGTACATGTAATTGGATAGATCTGCATCGGGTATTCATTCTCATCTCTAACGATCAGTGCAAATGCGTTGCTATTAAGCATAAGCTGCGTCATCATCTTTTCTTGAAACAATTGTCCTGTCATATAAGGATTTGGTTCTTGGAGCAAAAATCGCATGTATGGCTCGGGGTTGATTTTAATACCATCAGTTGCTCTCCTGATGTGCTGCGGTTGTAGCTTGCCAATAGCTCTAACTTTTGGTCGTATACACGCCCGTATAATATCAGACCTGTAGAGACTTCCGTTCCATGCATAAAACCCGTTGCCGCGCTCTGTCACCATCTGGATACGATGCGCTGTATTGACACTTGGATCAGCGTTCTTAAAAAACCAATTTAGTAATCCCAATTGCTCACCTCCTTGCCTTTAAAGGACGTTTTCATATTCTTGCTGCTTGTCTTGATAAATGACATAGGCATCTAAAAGTGCTGCGAGACCATCGATTCTTCTTGTCTGGTTTCGCCCCTTTATAGGCTGAATGTTATTGTTTTTATCAACATCAATCATAGTGTTGGATATACACCACTTTGTTATTGGATTGTTATTATAGTTGACTAACTTGCTCCCTAAATCAGCGCCAAGACGCTTCATCGGGCTCGAAAGCGTCTTTTTACCCTGGATAACTGGAATGATAATTTCCGATCCGAAGTTTGACTTCATTTCCTCGACCCAATACTTAGCTGACCAGCTGTCATAACCTACAAACGACATGTAGATATCAAGCTCGTTCTGGACCTCAATAAACCACTCGGTCACATATTTTGCATGAACACTATTACCTGGACAAACCCTGAGCAATCCTTGTTCGTGCCACAAATCGTAAGGTATTTTATCTTCTTTTGCCCTTCGTTCTAATAATTCTTCAGGCAACCAGTACATGTGCAGGCTATAGATCTTTGGATCATCAGGCACTTTGAAGATGACGCATGCAGCCGTTAAATCAGTCGTGCTTGAAAGATCGACGCCACCGATGCCATACCTCGGTTTTAACTCCGCCACACTGAAGGTTTCAGTATTGTTGAGCTCTTCAAAAGTTAACCAAGCCTCTGTGCTTGTCTCCCTAATGTTGAATTCCTTGGTCAGCAGATTCTTAACCAGCATCGGATTAGCAAGTGCTCGTTTAACCTTTGATGCAAGTGCTTCAAGATTTTTAATTGTTCCGAGACCAGGGTTTGCCTTTTTCCAGCAAGCTGGATCGGTCCATTCCTCACGCTTGTCCAGCTCGTAGATAAACGCTATGAACCGTTCGTCTTTGTATCCATTCTCGTCACTATAACCGTTTAAAACTCTGACAGCTTCTTCGTATTTCATGTCATAAATGTCTTCGCGTACTGTGCCCGCAGTTGAGGTGATATAGATAAGCGGCTGCTCGCGGGCGGTGACGCCGTCAGCGATGATGTCATAAAGCGTTTTTCCGTTTTTCCACTGATGGATCTCGTCCATCAGCGCACCATGAACGTTAAGTCCGTCCAGTGTGTCAGAATCGCTTGCCAATGGTTTGAAAACTCCATCGTTAAATTCAGCGACAATCTCAGAGACAAGCGTTTTAATTCGTTTTCTAAGCGATGGCGATTTCCTAACCATACGCTTTGACTCTGACCAAATGATTTTAGCCTGGTCGCGCTTTGTGGCCAGCGCATAAACTTCTGGCCCTGGCTCGTTGTCCGCGAAGCCAAGATACAACCCAACGCCTGAAGATAACAGTGACTTGCCATTTTTCTTGCCTACGATCAGAACGGATTCTCTATATTTGCGATTTCCTTCAATATCAATAAAACCGAATACAGCCGCGAGGTGTGCTTTTTCCCAAAGTTCAAGAATGACAGGCTTTCCGCCTTGCTTACCTTTTGAGTGCTTTAAGTAGTTTTCGAAAAATTCAATAATGTGATTTGCTCTGGCGTTTGAATAAAAAAACTCGTCCGGATTTTGAATATCATGAACGAGTTTTTTATATAGGATTTTTATTTTTTCTGAAACAACTTCCCGTCCGCTTTCGATCTCCTGCCAGTATTCGAGGATCGGATTATAATCCGAAGGATATTTAATCTTCCCGCGCGTTGATGAAGTCTTCATATCCGTCATCATCCTCTTTTGGTGCGGACTTCGGTATTAAATCAGTCAGCTGCTTCATCACTGACATATGGTTTTTGATCATGGTGTTATAAACTTCGACCTCAGGGCTTTTCTTTGTGCCCCATTGGTTTTCTCCGTTCTGATAGGTCGAAACACATCCACTAAAATTAATTTCATCCTGTAGATCTGACAACGTAATCACCATGAAGGCTGCATTTTCAATCAGGGATTTTACGGTTTTCAGGACTTCCGGATCGATATTGGCAAATGATTTTTGAAGTCTTCTCTGTTCGGTCTTAATTCTTTTTAGTTTTTTTTTCTTTAAATCCTTTTTTTTATCTTCTTCTATTTCTTGGTAATTTCGTGCATTATCTCCCAAAAACCACACCCCCTCATGCGCACGACCTGTGTATTACGTTATCCCCCACTCTCGGTCGGTCAGCCATTCACACGGTATTGTTGAATAGGGGGGGCTATACTAATTTATCTACCTCAACCAGGTCACCATTTGCATCAAACATTAACCCTTCAGAAACAATGCCCAGGCCATTGCCAATATGTTCGGCATTGTGGCAGTCTTGGCAATCATACCTGAGCAGCTCATGATTTAGAGCTACGTTTGGATCACTTATATTATCTGGAGTCAAGTACACCTTATGATGCACTATCTTTCCGGGTGTGATCTTTCCACGTTTTAGACAACTCTCACACAGTCCATTTACAGACTTGATATAAGCAGCCCTGCACAGCTTCCACCTTTTACTATCATAGAAGGCTTTCGCAAAATCCTTAGCCATTACCTCACACCCTTCATACTGCGGTTGTTATATTCTGGCTTCCACCTAGACGACAGCTGCCTATACTCTGACTCAGTAAGAATTCGCCTGGCTGCCTCTCTGAAGTAAGGATCCTTTGGCACTTTACCTTTGCAGATAAGTTTCACCAAAGAATCACAACCTGATCTGTAGTTGAAATGTCCATGCTCTCCCCTGCCTTTTACGCATATGATCCAACCGTCATGAACCTTCTTGATGTCGAATTGATGTGGCTTCAACTCTCCACCCCTTTCGCCAAATGGCGAGGCCGGTGATTGGCGCATGCGTCAAGTTGCACCGGCCTGTATTTCATCAAGTCTAAGGCCCAGGAGTCCATCTAAGTATCAGCCGCGTCTTAGACTTTGATAGCATTATAATGGCCGCCTGGCGAAAGGAGGTGTTTTCGATCGCTGGCGGCCCGGAAGATTGTGTATAGTTTTTCACAATTTGAGCATAGCACTATATTTAGTACCACGCACCCCCTAAATACCCTACAATTTGTGTTTGATGTCAAGACTAGCTGAAACCTTCTCAATCCATTTGATACTATAACCAAGCTCTTCAGCTATCGCCTGTAAGGTTTTCCCTTCAACCAGTCTCTTATATGCCACCTGACTATGGAGACAATCACTCGACCCAAGGATACAATCAATTGCCTCCTTAGCCTCTGCCTTATCAATGAGTATTTCCTCAAGAATAAGTAAGTCTTGCTCATTATCAATGTACTGATTTACAAGCCGTTCAAATGACATTTGAGTGGATCCTTTCGGACCCGTATCATATCTTTGAGCGCTTATTTCCTTTGGTCCGCCCATGAATTTTTTTAGCGTCTCATTTTGCCGCTTAAGCTCAGCTATCCTTGCTTCAATGATTGCAATTTCATCAAGTAGTTTTTTGTACGTCCTGTACGCTATCATGGCCAACCCCCATCTTAACGTCCAAAAGAATCCAACCCTTTACACTCCAACCGCGACCCATCAACTTGTCAACATGCGTCCGGATCGCCTCCGGTACATCCTCACCAGTTGCCTCTATCGTGCCAATACACACCTGGATCAGATCCAGCAGCTCACTGTTCAGCCGCTTGGCATCCCCATTCCCGACAATCATGTCGTGAAGTTCCTCGCAAACTTCTGTATACTCCTCAGACAGTTTCTTAAGATGTTTCCCCCATGTTTCACGCTTCCACAAGATCGGCATTGAGGCTTTCATTTGCAACCTCCTTGTCATGGCATTCGTTGCAAAGATAGATCTGCCGATAGTTATCATGCCACACACCAGCCTTAGACATAGGCTGTTTCTTGCAGATATCGCACGTTGGTGGGTACTTCAGATAAACATGCTGCATCATCCAAGATCAACTCCCATCAATTCGGCAGCCTTCTCAAATCCTTCAAGCCAGATGTTCAGTTCTTCCTGGCGCTGGCGCAGCTCCTGCTCGATCTTCATGCAATCAATTATGTTTAGAGCAAGTTTTTCATAATCCGCGACTTTATGCGAATAGGTGTCAAATATCGCATTATTTGATTTCAACTCAGTCATAACTTCAGGTTCAACGACATCAGTCACATTATTTTCAACTGTATCGACTGGCTCAACCGACTCAATAGGTGCGTCAGCTGTAACTGTCATGACCTCCGGATCCGGATGGCCTGCGGCAAGTGCCTCCTCAAACCGTTCCTCAGACACATCCTCGATTGGTTTAATCAATTTCGCACGCAATTTCTCGATATTTTCGGTTGCCTTCTGAATATTTTTATACTCATGTAAAGTAGGGACTCCAAGCTTATCAGCAAGACCGGTCATGCCGCCAATTGGACCATAAATAGTCTTTTCATATTTCTTGAGCTTCTTAGACATCGCAGACCATGCCGGTACATGCTCTGTGATGCCAACTTCCTCCATGAAATTTTTAACCGCCTCTATAACTTCATTTGCATCATAAATTTTCGCCATTTCGTCATCATCCTTTTTCTTTAAATTTCGTACATTGATCAGCGATCCAATTTTCTTTCCGGACCCTTTACAGCTGCCGTAGCGCTTTTCTATTTCCTCTGGCGTCAGTTTGTAGGTTTTAACCTCATTACAATCGGCCAAATGCTTTGTTTCATACTCTGCTTCTCTCTCTAAATCTCGCCTCTCGAATTTAAAATTGTTGTATGTCATTCTGACACCTCTCTAAAATGGCACTTCGTCATCATCTTGATAGCTACCACTGAAATCGCCTGGATCATACATACCTTGATCCTGATCAGCTGCCGATTGTTGACTGCTCGCCTTCTCGATAAATTCAAGATGATTTGCAGTAATCTCTGTCGTATACCTGGTCTCACCATCATTTGTCTTAAAGGACCCGGTTGTGATCTGTCCATCAATCGCAACCTTCTGACCTTTTCTAAGATACTGCGCTGCCACTTCTGCCGTTTTGCCCCAGACATTGACTCTGATGAAGTCAGCTGTTGAAATACCCTTCTGCTGATATTCAGCCTTTTTGTCTTTGCTCAGCTGCCGATCCACAGCCAGCGTGAAATTACAAACTGCTCTTCCGGTTGATGCTACGTGTCTAAGTTCTGGATCCTTGGTCAATCTTCCGATCAGTACGACTTTATTCATGCTCATTCTCCTTCTGGTTCGTCATTGTGGGCTTATGCGCACCTAACTTTGTTGACACAATAGCTGGCCTACACCATTCTCTTTGAAACTTTCTCCAAGTTTGATCTACCTCGCCATTTTTATCTCTATATAGCATTGCATATGGAACAAAACCAGCTTGAACCGTCTGTATCAGTCTTTTTTCGGCTTTTTCAAATGTATCTTGTGGATAGCCGATCAACACATAACAACTCATCGAGTGACTTTCGACAGTGAATCCTGCGTCTTGTAATGTCTTTCCCGCTTCAATAAGTGGTTCGTAATCATCAGGCGTATCATAAGCAAAATACATCCGCTTTGTTCCAACACTTTTAAGCAATTCTGCGTGCCACGGCTTCAAAATTTTAGCTTCAAGTCCACCAGTGAAAATTGGCTTTTCGGGCTGACTTTTTAGCATTTCAAATACTTTGCGAATGTGATCGTCCGAACAAGCAAGCAAATTATCATCTAAAACATTCCAACCTTCAACAATCGGAAGTTCTCGAAGCTGATAGCCCTCTCGCTTTGGCACAGAACAGAACCAATAACGATTTGGACAACCTCTGCTTGTAATCACATAACCCTTTTTTAGATATCGACCTGATACAAATTCTCCGCCTTTCTCATTCAATGCAGGCCCGCCTATCTTCACAGGAACACCGACAGACTCCCATTGACGCGCCAACCACTCTGATTTTGCCATGTCATAAGTGAACGCAACAGATATATGAACCTCATCTATTTCGGGCAATGTAAGCAGCGGCGGAACATCAAAGAATACTAAATCATCAACTGGTGTGGCTGCTGTTTTTCTTGGAAAAACTCTTGCGATCCTAATTTTTATCACCGCCTTTAATTCGGAATACCTTTCTTTTCTACTCTGTGGGCTTAGGCGAATTAACTTTCCTGATTACGTCAATCGTTTCATCTTCACAATTAAAATTCCAAACAATTTCCCACAGAGTGATGAAGTTGTCATTACAGCACCCAGAATAACTATTTCCACAGCACCATTCTGTCTCATCCATTGCTTTCTGGATTTTGTCATAGTCTATACAATTTTCACATCCAATCCCGAAAGCACCAGATTCAAAGACAATTTTTCCGACTTCTCCATAAATAAAAGTGACTTCATCACCCCACATTATTTCTTTATTGTCGTCATAATATAAGCCAGTACCAAGCTCTTTCATCTATCTTCACCTCATATACTTTCTGTATGAATTCCACAATTTGATAGCTTCATCCATAGAACTCGTTCTGAATTTATTTCTTTCCCCGCATTTTTCGCAAAGCACAACATATAGTCTATTTTCGCGATAGGATGTATAAGTTCTTCCACCACAAATGCAATTTCTCATTTTCTCGTCTTCCGATGTTTCTTTGCCCCTTGTAGGCCATTCGTCATAATTCACTGGTTCGCACTTCCTTTCTTCTACGAATCAAGCAGCTCAGGATCGTCATAGATATTGCCAACGACTTCCCTGGATGTCACTTGAAAACAATCACCCAACAATTGATAAAAATCATCATCATATTGCAAGTCTCGTCTATCTAGCTTAACGTTCTTGCCCCACCAGGCAACTCTATGCTCATCCCAAAAGACAATGTATAGCCCTGGCTTGTAATTGCCTGTGATTTTTACAATGTCACCTTCGAAAATCTTATAACCTTCAGAGTCCAGCAATCCAGTCCATTGGCCCACAGTTTCAGGATCTACTGCTGTCATCGCAAATTCTTTGTACGGTTTAATAAATGTCTTACCTTTGGCGTCAATGATATGGCAGCCATTGACCCACTCACCTTTTGAAATTGACTTGCCTCTAAACTTAATTGGTCTCATCCACAATCTCCTCCATTCCAAATACCTGTTGAAGCTGCTTAAGACTCAGCCGCCCAGATTTCTGCATCCTTTTTGCCAGACAATAGATCTGATTGTCCACAAACTCCACCGCTGCTGGATCGTCAAGCAGCTCAGTCACATCCGTCGAGATCCATAATCTAAAGCCTCGTGTCGACTCGATCTTAGATCCTTTAGCATTCAACCAGGCAGCCACGTCAGAAGTCCGCCGTAGCTCAATGTATTTTAGAAATATTGCCTCTGTAAAATTCACCGGCTCCCGGCTAAGCACACCTTTGAGCCTGTGGTAAAACTCGACCTGATCTTCTAATGATTTCAGTGTTACCTGATGCTTTCTTGCCACCTTTTCACCGCCCTGAGGATGTCTTATCGTAATATTTTGGGAACTTCGCAAAACTGCCTCGAATCAACGTAATTTCAACCTTCAAACCACATTTGCATTTTCTGCGACATTCCCGCAGTCTCATTAAGACACTATTTATAGCTAAAATTAAAAACAGCATCATCAATTGCGTCCTGCTCGATGCCAATGTAGACTAAAGTAACCCTGGGTGTTGAATGATTAAGCAGTTTCTGTAGCGTCACGACGTCGCCTGTCTGCTTGTAGTAGTGATACCCAAAGGTTTTCCTCATGGTGTGTGTACCGACGCTCTCAAGGCCAGCCAGACGCCCTGCACGATTGATTACCTCGTAAGCTCTGCGCCTGACGATGGGTTTATTCTTCCCCTGCCTGGACTTAATCAGATAATCTTCAGGGCTCTTCCCGGCGCAGTACCGGTTGAGCTCCTTAGCCAGGATGCCGTTGATCCGAAAGCGCTTCGCTTTCTTAGTCTTCTTCTCCCTGATATCAATGTGATCCCGGCCATACACATCCTTAACCTTCAGCTGAAGGATGTCGCTGATCCGGAGCCCGGAGTAGATGCCCATCAGAAACATGATCCGGTACTTTTCATCCCACGCCCCAAGGATCTGCTCGACCTCATCAATCTTGGCTTTTAACTTAATTGGCTGCACTTTATTCATAACTGACTCACCTTCCCCCGGCTCTTATTGCGTAGCACCGCATCCAGATCCGTTGGGTCACGCTCCGCATTGAAGTTGTGAAAGCCATTCTTTTTCACACCCTGGCCTTTGGCTGGCCTGTTGTCATAATTGCCCTCGATGATCTTTATGAAATTGTGTTGCGTCATGATCCAGTCAAAGTCCGCCTTCCATGTGCCCGTTCGATTAGTCAGGAAGTCCGACTTCTCCACCCGATCAAGAAATGTCTGATAATCAATCACGTCACCTTTCAGATCCGCCCATCTGGCTTTCAACGTCCTTCGCCTTTTATCCGTCATACTTTTGATCTTAGGCAGCGATGGGCACCTCTCATGGAACAGATCAATCATTTTTTGATATGGCACCTCATCTTGTATTGGATTCGGATTCAGATTCGGATTGGATTCGGATTGGATTGGATTGGATTCTCGGGTGCAAGTGATTTCATCTGATTTCAATTGATTTCCGTTGATATCAATTGAAATCAATTTGCTATTATGTGTTGGTGGGTCTGGATATTTCGACCGTCTTGCCCTCATTTGTTGATGATCTTCCCACTTGGTTAAGAATAGGTATGGCCGGCCATCATTTTCATACATGGCCACAAGTCCAACTTCAACCAGCTTGCTCAAATACATGGAACAATCCTCCGTGCCGATGGTCTCATTTATCGGAAACAGCTTAGCTTTCAGCATCTGTGGCCTGGCGTCACACCGGCCAAAGTCGTCGCAATTGACAATCAAGCGGTAAAAGAAGATCTCTTCCATAGGCTCCAGCTTCGCAATGTCCTCACTGCTGCAGATGCTCTCTTTTATGATTCTGTTTGGCAAACTTTGTTCACCTCCGTCCGCGTGTTATAATAACAGTGTTACATTTGATCTGAGTCTGTTTGGGTGGCCGCCCATCAGGCTCTTTTTTCATTTGGCTCAAATAGCTTGCATGCATCAAAACCGCTGATTCTATCCGCTTTGACTCTCATCTGTGCTAAAGCCTTGTTTGTTTCATTCTTCTCTATATCTCGACCTTCTTTAATGCCAGCCAACCGCCCTTGTTCAAAGCTGTCCTTGCTGCCGATCCGTGCGCCGGTCAAAACCGCTATGGCCAACATGGCCACCAAAATAATCATTCCGTACTCTTCCATTTGAAACCCTCCTTCAAGTCTTTTGCGCATTTTTTGCAGATATGAACGCCGTTACCGTTAGTCAGTGCGCATTGCTTGCAAATATGCCTGTCGCAAGTGATTGTGTATGGAGTAGTTGTTTCTCTGTGCCTGACAATTGCTCTAAACTTTGGCATGTCGCAGACAAATTCAGCTAATCTTTTTTTGCAGATACTGCAAGCTTCCACGCTTTTCGTCCCTCCACAAGAATCGTTTCGTACTCGTCCCGGTCTGAGGTTGAACAAGGTATGACGGTGATTTTCATGATATCGTCATCAAGCAGTATCACGACGCCCTCAGCATTTGGAAAACAGTCAACGATGGCATTTTTTATCTTTTTAATCTTATTTTTCATTCCTGAACCTCCCTGGCCATAGCCTTGAATTTCTGCCTGGTGTTTGACCATTCACGATTCTTCCAGAGCCACTTGATGCAACGAAGATAATAACCAATCATGCTTACAACCTCCCAAATTCATAGTCATCAGCTGACCACTTAGCAATAAAGTGATCGGAGCCAATCAGAAGCGTGTGTGTCTTTCTGACGTCCAGATCCTCGTCAATTTCTTTCATTTCAACATCAGCGATGTCCGATTGAATGAGATTTAAAGCAATCAGGGCTGTTTTTAACTCTCTCCTGGTCATATCAGCTCATCCTCCTCGCCACTTGCGCACCACTCAGGCAAGACCTTGAATTTATATCCTTCTTTTTCAATCGTTTGTGTGCTGCTTCCAAGTCCTATAAAGACATGGCCATCAAGAAAAAACGCCCACATAAGTTGTTCCGCTAATGATAAATTGCTCTTTCGTCGCACTCTGATTTTATCCATATCATCAAAGAATCTGGTTCTGCTAAAGATGTACTTTCGCCCTGGTTCAAACATCAGAACCGCCTCCCGATAGAACATCCGATTGATTCGAGTGTCGCAGTTATCCTATTTGCCTCGGCCACAAGTTTGTCGAATGGAGTTTCGGGCTTGTTAGGTTGATTTTTTAAGCTCACTAGGTATATTCTCGCTGGGTTTATTTTCGATAGCTTTTCATCGCTTAATTTTGTGTATTTTACCTTACGACCTTTTCTTGTCCTCATACCCTACCTCCAAGCTTCCGGCACGCAGCGCACGTATTTGGATGCCGCCATGGACATTCCTTGCAATCACACATCAGAAATACCTCCACTTCACCATCATCAGGCCAAACATGACGCACATTGTCAGAAACGCTATAGCCATAGCTGATCCGCACATCGGTCCAAAATTATCAACGACTTTGATCACTGCATAACCGCCGCCCATAATGGCCAGCACGACCGCGGAAGCTATCAATAAAAACTGAATTGTGATCATTCACTTTCACGCCCTGTCAGTTTGTTCTGAATTTCATTAATTGTATTATTCAACCCTTGCCAGTACTCCGCATTACTAGGAGCGTTTGGATATCTAAGTGTTCCAGCTGGGTTTCTTTCATTACTTAGCTCATTCCATGCATCAAGCTCTTTTTTTCTATATTGTGTGGTCAACATCAAATACATTCTGAGATCCATTGCTTGTTCTTCTGTCAGTTTAATTTCAATCATTTTTAGCCCTCCTTAACACATGTGCTATATTCGTGCTATCGCGTGCTATCCAATCACCCGCATCAGCTGCGTCACTTCCTCATCGGATAGTGTCGCAAGGTCCTGCTCTCCATCCTCATCGGTCGCGATCTTGACGATGATGCAGTCACCGGCGATGAAGTCCGCCCCGTAGCTTCGGTGCATATGCGTAGACGCCCTCTCGTTGTGCGGCAACCTCATGTTCTTGCCTTCCTCATTGACGATCAGCTGATAATCAAACGGCAGCCTGATCCTTGGGCTGATCGTCTCAATAAATCCACCTACCTGTGCCTGGAGCCATCCAAGGATAGATCCGTTATTCTCCTGCGGCGCCACAGTATTCACGCTGCCATCAGCGCCAATTTTAATCGCATACATCCGGATCAAGCTCCTCTCTGTCGTCATTGCATGAATCCAGATATTCTTCCAGCCACTCTTCTTTAACTCTGTAGATCTTGCCGCCGACCTTCTTGGATCTGATCCGTCCGGTCCTTAAAAGCTCGTAAACTGTGCTTTTGCCAATCATTAAGCGCTCTTGTATGTCATAAGCAGTCAGTAACATGTTGCATCCTCCTTTTTTCGACAGTATTCGAAGTTTTGCCGATGGTTTCAAAATGGTATGGTTGAGGTGAAGGGGCGTTATATGAGGTGAATTGATGAATTCAATAAAAAATGCTTTATCCGATGAAATGCTTGATATCGAATGTCCTGAATGTGGTCACGAATTTGAAATTGAATTGTCTCAGGATGGCTCTATCGTTACATGCCCACAATGCGAATCAGATTTCAATTTCAAGGTCAGCGGCCTGGATGAAATTGAAAACAAAGTCGATGACTTGATTGACGATTTTACTGACTCGCTGGAAAAGCAACTCAAGAAAATATTCAAGTAACTGAAATTACGCCCCTTCGCTATTTGTTATGGTTGTCTGGAAATCAAAATATTTACGAATGTTATCCGTTAACTCGATTTTGAAAACTTCAACTGCTTGTTCTGCTGAAGTATAAAAACCTTCTGAAATTTGAGATTCAATTCGATTTTGAAGCTTGTCGATTTCATTTTGTTTCATCAATAATTTGACTGTTACTGTTGATCTAGCCATTCACTTCATCCTCCTAATTTTTCTACTCATCTTCCCCCACATACCTCTGAAACAACCGCCCAATAAACTCCGCCCGCTCCTTCTCATTCGTCGCCGAATAAAATTCATCCAGGTGCCCATGATCCGTCAGCCAGCGGTCAATCTTCTTAATGCACTTGTCCGGATTGTATTTGTAATTCGTCCTGCCATAGCCGTCGTACCGGTCATCCGTCTCCGCAAAACCCTCATCAAGCATCACCCGGTATGGCACAGACAGCTTCGACTTCGCCTGGCAGATCCCAACAATCCTGAGCAGTTTCCCAAGCACCTTCGGCCCAATCGACACCTGATACTTCAGCCCCAGATCCGTCAGCGACACAAACCCATACTTACTCTCCGTGACCCGGTGCCTGGCAATCTCCAGTTCCAGCTGCTTCTTCTGCTCCAGCTTCGCCTGCTCCAGCTCGATCTGATTCGCCCTCGACAGCTGAAGTGCTTCCGCAGCGTTCGCGTTCGCCTCCTGGACGATCTTGGACACAATCTGCATGTTGAGCGCGCTCAACTGCTCGACCGTCAGGCTGTTGAGGTTGATGGTTGCTAGTTCGTTACTCATCACGAATCACCTCATAATCACTCTCCATAATGTTCATCACGACATCATAATCCGGAAGCATCTCATTCATCTCATCCACCCACCTCTGAACCGCGCCGATGGTCTCAGCAACATTCTTCATCACCACCGGTTCTTTCTTGACCAAGCTCATGTATGGCGCGAATTTGATTGGGGCAAGCTCCAGAGCAATGAACCTTTCGATCTTGCTCGACAGTCCGGCGACTTCTTTCATCATTAGGAATTCTCCGCGAATAGAATTGCGCTCCTTGGTTAGGCTTTCAACTTCTCGCTTCATGAACTCGTACTTAGTGGCATCCGACTCGTAAAGATTTGCTTTGCGTTCATAAAGGTTTTTTTGCTCTTCGATATGCTTGATCTGTTCTTCAAGCTCTTTCGCCTTGGCTTCCATTTCAGCCAGGCGTCGCTTGGATGAAAAGTAGTCCACCGGCGTAGTCTGTTTTTCGACTACCTTTTCGACCACTTTTTCAATGACTACAGGGCCATGTTTCATAAAATCTTCAAGCTCTTTTTCAAGGCGTTTCTTTTCTGCGATGACCGCCTTTAATTCTCTGGTGGTCATGCCCTCGATTGGATTGGATTCGATGAAGTCTTGGCGCTGGTCTTCGGGAATATCCAGAAGGGCGAATACTTTTGATTGAGTCAAATGTTGATACGTATCAACATTTTGAAATTCAGATGCCACTTTCATAAATTTATTAGCTGTAAATCTTGAAAATTCAACCTTCTCTTCTAACCACGGCAGCCATTCGCCGTGCGGCAACATTTCTTTGGCTTCAATTAATCGTTTCCCAATCTCAACAATGTTTTGGGCTGTTTGTTGCTTATAAATCAATATTTCAGATGTGAGTTTTGTGATTTTATTAATATCAATTTCGTTCATCTTCGCCCTCCATTGTGTCTATAAAATAATCAATAACATTTGTTGATCTACCAAGAATTAGCCAATCTAATGAGACGCCTAGGTGATCTGCAATTCTGCATAACTTTATTATTTCCAATCGAAATGTTCCTTTTTGAACATCTTCCAACACTGACTCTGGTTCGCTTATAATCTCAGACAATGTTGAAATATCTATTTTCAAAACACGTGTTGCTTTAAAAATTCGTTCTCCAATTTTTTCATCGGTTATCTGAATCATTTAAACCTCCACCAAATCGTCCATTTTGGAAAGTTCGTCTGCAAAAAAAATATTCTCAATTTTCAGGCCAAAATGATTTGCTATCTTTTTTGCTTCAATTAATGAAAATTTAGTATGGCCAGTTTCTTTTTTGTAGTATGCAGATTCCGTTTCAAGACCTAGTAAATTACACATTTCAGTTACAGAAATACCATTATCTTTTCTGTATCTTCTTAATGAATCATACACATAAACACCTCCTTTCGCTTTCGAAAACCGTCCATTTTGGACAATTTAATTGTATATTCCATTTTGGAAAGTGTCAATACTTTATTTCCTTTTCGGAAAATATATATTTCAAAATTTCCAATTCGGAAGTATAATGATGCTGAGGTGGTAATGATGCCAATGAAGTTCAGGCTAAGGGAACTTAGAGAAGAATTTGGATTAACTCAAAAACAGGTTGGCGTCCTGATTGGTGTTAAAGATTCAGCTATTTCGAAGTATGAGCGAATGGAGCAGCAGCCAGATTATGAATCACTTATCAAGCTTGCTGATTATTTTGATGTTTCACTTGATTATCTTCTCGGAAGAACTGATGAAAGGGACAAAAATGCATCATACACCTTAGCTGCACATAGAGTGAACGGGTATGACAAGCCACTTAGTGAAGATGAGAAAAAAATGGTGGAGTCTATCATAGAAACGTACAGAAAAGCAAAAAAATAAGCGAGCTACCATGCTCGCCTAATTTTTAATATATAGATACATAATTTTCTATTTTTACAATCATATATAAACAATTATTACAAAATTCAAAGGAGGACAATTATGGAATTCCAAGATGCTATGAAAAAATTAAGCGAACGTGTTATCAAGTACAAAGATCAGATTACAACTGAGGAAGCAACCAAAACAGCACTGATAATGCCTTTTTTCGATACCCTTGGATTCGATACTAGAAATCCTTTTGAGTTTGTTCCGGAATTCACTGCAGATGTTGGCCTTAAAAAAGGTGAAAAGGTTGATTATGCAATTTTGATTGAAGATAAGCCAGTTGTTTTGATAGAAGCGAAATCTTGCACAGAAATGTTAGATAAACACGACTCACAATTGATTAGATATTTTCATACCACTCAAGCCAAAATCGCGATACTAACAAACGGCGTTATTTACAAATTTTTTACAGATCTCGAAGAAACAAATAAAATGGATCTTAAACCATTTTTGGAAATTGATCTTAGTTCACTCAAAGACAGTGAAATAGCGGAGCTTAAAAAATTTTTCAAATCAAATTTTGATGTTGCGAACATTTTATCAACAGCAGAAGAATTAAAATATTTAAGCGCGATTAAACGTCAATTCATTTCACAAATTGAACAACCAAGTGAGCAATTTATTGATTATTTTCTTAGTACTACATACGAAGGTAAAAAAACAAAGTCTATTAAGGATAAATTCACTCCGATTGTAAAAAAGGCTGTCTTAGAAGTAATTAATGACACTGTGAGAAATAAATTAGAATCGGTTTTATCATCAAAAGAAAAAAGCGAAAGTATCATACCAGTTAAAGAGGTTGTCGAAGAATTACCATTGATAGTCACAACTGAAGAAGAGACTATGGCGTATTATATAGTTAAATCGATATGCGCTGAGTTCATAAACCCAGACAGAGTAAGCTATAAAGATACAACAAATTATTTTAATATCATTATAGACTCGAAAGTGACCAAATGGATTACTCGTCTGTACTTAAATTCAAGAGCAAAATATATCTCATTCCCATCTAGCTCACCAGATCTTAGAGAAGACAAAATTCTTATTGAAAAAATCGAAGACATTTACCTATATAGAATAAGAATAGCTGAGGAAATAAAAAAATATCTAGATTAGACTTCAAGAGGTTGCTATGACCAAATACGAACAAATCATTGATGATTACGAAAATCATAATATTAATCTGTACGAACAGCCAAGTGAAAATTTTCCAAACGATGTTAGCGCTCTTTATTATGAGGACAAAGATTGTCGTTTTGTAGTATATAACTGCGATATCGACGATGTTGCAGAGAAAAATTGTATTTTAGCTGAGGAACTTGGTCACTATCGCACTTCATCAGGAGACCTTCTCTTTAATGAACTTCAGATAAATGTGATGAAGCAAGAAGAGACTGCGCGACGTTGGGCAGATGAATATCTTATTTCACCACATGAAATTGCTGATGCTATTAACAAAGGTTGCATGTGTGTGGAAGATCTGGTAGATCACTTTTGTATATCGCACGAATATCTTCATCAAGCTATAGATCGTTACATTTGTCGTTATGGAATATATTTTGAGATTGATGTTACAACCATGCTATGTTTCAAACCTTTAGGATTGTTAAAACTCATATGAAAGGCAGCGAAAAAATAAGCCCCTTAGGTTTTAATAATTACAATTGGGTATTAAAAGTACTAGTTGTAAATTATTGAAAAGGAGGAACAAGCATGAAAAAAAGTTTATCAATCCTATTTGCACTAGTTCTTTTGTTAACAGGTTGCGGAGGAAATGCCGAACCAACAGCTACCGATTCATCACAGCCAGCAGTCCAAACTGAGCAGCCGGCACCACCCACTCCATCAGAAACTGCAACACCAAATCAATCCGAAAATTCAGCATCAGACGACTCTGAAATTGGCGTTTCCCAAGATGTCGAATTTGGAACATTTACAGTCATTAAGAAAATGAAAGGTATTGATAAAACAATCAGTTCAGGACCATTCGAAGTTACAGTCCACGCAATACAAATTGGTGTTGCTGAACCTAACGAAACATATAAGCCAATGTTTGATGAAAAAGATAAGGTTTCAGTTGTAACAATCGAAATGACGGTTGAAAATAAAAGCGATAAGACAAATTCATTTTATCCGGATCAGGGGACCATTGTGACAAATACTAAAACTCAAGCCTCGGCAAATATTTGGTTCAGTGATTCAGTCGGAGGCGACTTCATTGGTGAAGTCGTAAAAAAAGGCAACGTTATTTTTTTAATAGATGATGATCCTCAAAATATTAGTTTAATTAAATATGTAATTGGTGGTCCATTCGATGGCGATTTTAATAGCATCGGAGAAGATATTACATTCGAACTAAGCTTTTAGTTGCATAAAAAGTGCGCCATACTGTTGAAATTGCAGTATGGCGCATAACGTTTGAGCAGTTGAACTGAACTTCAGGGATGCATTGAATCAATACCTTATATCAACATTTCCATTTATCAATCTCAGTAATATCACTTTTTAGGATTTTTGATATTAACACTGCAATAAATATCACTTTTCTTTGATTTTGATATTTTCTTATGAGACTCTAACTATGTATTTTGCATAGAATGCTATTTAAAAGGCCATCAGATCCAGATTGTGAACGAGCTGGACTTCTGGGACGCGTTGAATGATGTTTAGTTTAGTAATTTAGCTTTTGAACACAAATTATAACATAGCCTCTTGACTACCATGTTTGACCAACATAGGTTAATTCTATGGTATAATCAATTAAACTTAATTGGAGGCTTGATCTATTAATGAATATTTGGATTGAACATAATCAAAATCTTATAGATTTCATTTCAAAACTAATGACAATATTAGCCGTTGGATTTGCAGCAATTCAAGCTTCGTTATTAAAGAGAGATTTTGAGGTAAAAAACAGAAGGGCAAGTATTGAAAAAGCAGTTGAATTGTCAAAATTTTATGCTGATGAAATTTTAAATGATATTGCATATATTTTTTACGTATACAAAATGACTAACTTGGATCAAATATGCAATAGAATCGACTCAGAATTAATCCACTTATTTGATATTCAGGAACTTAGTGATTTGCTTAGCAAAAAAGATATCGATGAATATAATAATAAATTCAAATCAATACAACCAGAACTTCTTATTGTTGCTTATTCAAATATTTACTCAATTGAACAAGGGTTATCATTTAATATCTTCGAAGAGTATCAATCTGCAAACCCAAATGCCAAACGACAAATCGCAAATAAAATGACTGTTAACTTTAATAATATCAAAGGTAGATTAATGAATAATTTGGAATATTTTGCTATGAGTTTTAATGATGGCGTTGCAGATGAAGCAACCGTTTACCAATCTTTACATCAGTCTTTCATAAAAATTGCAAAACTTTTATATATTGATATTGCGACAATCAACAAATCAGAGTGTGACAAATACTATACTCATTTAATTGATATGTTTAACAGATGGCATTCAATCTACCTTGAAAATTACAGAGAAGAATGCCTCAAAGAATCGGAACTCCGAGATAGAATAAATGAACTTAAGAGTAATAAGACTGAAATATCAAAAAGAAGAAAAAGGCGATGATCACCATCGCCTTTTTATATCATCTATTTTTGTTTTGAATCTTTATTAGTTCCTTTAGTATCTTTTGATTTAGGAGTAATGTCAATATAATCACAGAATTGGCCCCACATATTAACCCCTCCTTTTTTTAGAATGGCACCATAAGTACGTTATTCTTTACTTAAGTATTACCCATTTAAATATCAAATATGCTAATAGTCTAACACACTTGGCAAATAAGTCAATTATAAAAAGAATGCTTATGAAATATCTTTAATTGATTTTGTTTCTATTTATATTCTATCACATTGTGTCAAGTACTATATATTGTTAAAAATTAGTATTTACGCCCTATATACCGTTTTTCAAATTAATACACATTGCGAAACGAGGTGAACATCATGCGTGGCTCCATTGTAAAAAAAGGCAAGAAGTATTACATCGTCTTGGATCTCGACCGTGAACCTGGTGAAAAGCGCAATCAGAAATGGATCTCCGGCTTTGATCGGCGTAAGGATGCAGAAGACGCGCTGCCTGGTGTCCTGATTGAATATCAGAATGGATTCTTACAGTCTTCGGACCCAAAGATCACCGTAAAAAAGTATCTGACAGACTGGATCGACGCTCATGAAGACAAGCTGGCCAAGAGCACAGCTAAAAGTTATCGCGAGACCATCAATAACTATCTGATCCCAAACATCGGATCAATCAAGCTACGTAATCTTGCGCCAGCTTCGATCCAGAAGCTCTACAAACATCTCCTGAAAGACCTTAGCCCTACAACCGTCCTTTACGTCCACCGGATCCTGAAAGGCGCTCTAAAGCAAGCAGTGTTCCTGAAACTCATACCTTATAACCCAGCTGATGCAGTTAAGCCGCCAAGAAAAGCAGACCCCAAGGACAACACATTAAAAATTGATGATGTCCCAAAGATTCTTGAGGCGCTGACAGAGCCACTATATACTTGTGTGCTTATAGCGCTCACAACAGGCCTCAGACGCGGAGAAATATGCGCGCTGACTTGGGATATGATTGACACTAAAAGCGCGCGAATCTACGTCAGCGAATCCGTCAGGGATATAAAAGGCGAGCTGGTAATAACCAAAACTAAAACAGGAAAAGGCCGGACCGTCGTCATGATGAACGAACTTGTTCGGCACCTGGAGAAGATCCAGCGGCAGCAGAAAGAAGACCGGCTCTTCTTCGGCGCTGAATACAAAACTGATTCAAATTATGTCGTCAGATGGGAAGATGGCCGCCGCGTGAAGCCGGACTATATCTCTTCAGCATTTCACAACGCCATGATCAAGCTTGGTTTTGCGGAGGTCAGATTTCACGACCTCAGACACACCCACGCGACTATGCTGCTGGTCTCAGGTACCAACCCAAAGATCGTCCAGGAACGCCTTGGCCATGCCTCAATAACCACGACGCTCAATACTTATTCCCACGTCATTCCGGACATGCAGTCTGAGTCCGTTAGCAAGCTGGAGCATGATCTGTTTAAGAAGGTTAAGTAGTATTTTTTAGTCCGTTAGAAGCGCGTTAGAAGATTACTATAATATGTAAATAAAATGAACCGCTTCATTCGCTGAAGCGGTTCATTTTACTGAGTTTTGAATGGAGCCGGTGATGGGACTCGAACCCGCAACCTACTGATTACAAGTCAGTTGCTCTGCCAATTGAGCTACACCGGCAAATATGGCGACCTGGAAGGGACTCG